TCAGTATCGACGTAAACAAGATCTGCGATGGCTGCAGTGGGGCTGACAGGGAAGGAAGCAATGACAGAACCAGCTAAGTCGGCAGTAGACCAATTGGCTTGTTTGACAAACTCAGGACGGGAGACGATATGTGCAATAGTCATCTCATCTTCCTGGGATCCAAACAGACCTGGTGGAGTATCCAACTCGGTGCCGACAGTAGAACCAAGATTGGTTCCATAATCGATCCCGTCAGTGTGTAAAAGATGGTTAACAAGGCGAGGTCTAGTAATGGTGTTAGGTGACTGATCGGTGGGTTTGGACCACCCAAAAAGTGCGGCAAATGGACCAGCAGCTTCAGCAAGGGTAGCGACCGCCTTGGAGGCGGAAGCTATAACTCCCGTGATGCTAGCTTCTTTAAGTTCATTGCCTATCTGGGCGGTAGGAAGTTCAGCGTCATTAGCTGTAAGCGGTCTGATATTATTAGCGGCCCTAAAAATAGTGGGGCCGGGGTCGACTGCTACAGGAGCGCGTGTGGGTATTGAAAGTTCTGGTTCGACCATGGAGGCAGTGAGCGTCCAAGAGACACCTTTGCCACTAATATCGTTGAGGTTACCGTATGATGACACGTACAAGGTCCCGAAAGAACCTTGACCGGTAACTAAGTTGTAGTAAGTGTGTGGAGAAATCATGTCCATAGTTAAAGAACATTCAGACTGCGTGGCGACATCAAGTTGTACATTTGGGCAACCACTATGTCCTGTTTTAGTAGAAACTATAGCAGCTGCTTTGTTCCTAGAATATTGGGCATAAGGAATGTAAAACAGCATAAGACGTCCCGCTTGAAAAGGTTCAGAATTGACTGTGAGTTGAAAACGGATTTTACCGCGGAGTCCGAGAAAACCTTGGACCTTTGCACGAAAATCTGGGATGGTCAAAAAGCGGTCAGGCCAATCAGAAGAATGAATTATGGTATCGTTAGAGTCATTCCACAGACCATAATCAATAACGTAAGGACGCTTGATAAAATCTAGTAGCGTGCTGTTTTCAGAAGTAGAACAGGTTGCGGAGTCAAGAAGCCCGGTCAAAGATGGTTTATGTACGGGCTCAACGGGTCGGGAATCACCATCGGTGTTATAGATAGTGGTGTCGGAAACGAGGGTGGGAGGAATTTGGGAAAGGTCAGCGTCAGATGCAAGAGCAAAAGCGTTGTTAACTTGGTTTTCGGATTTGTATAATGTTGGGGTAGCTAGTGAATGTTTTAGCGCAAGTGGACCACTAAATCCATGGGCGCGAGTCTGTTGTCCTAGATAGCGGCTGGGCTGCAGCCACCCCATCTTGAACAGTAACCTAAATAGGAAGGGTATGACCAATATCGGAGTCGGGGCATGCTTTAGACAGACGGTTTTGACACATGCAGGTGTTTAAACCTAACACATCAACATTGGCTTTAAGAAGAGGTTAAAATGAAAAGGACGGACAAAAATTTAAAATACATATTTATTGGGAATGTCCTGTGAAGGGGTCAACCGGGTGTTCAATGTTCTTAGTAAA